ATTTGTTTCTTAGTAACGCAAACTCGTTAATAATTTTTTCATAATCAACAACGTCGGCTTCGCCGTCGACATATTTTTCAACATCTCTACTAGATAGTGCTCGTTGATAATTTTCTAAATATTTTTTAAAAAATACACTACGCAATCGGCGTAACTCGATATTTAAATATTCAAGTATTGCTTCAATTTCTTGAAGTTGATTAAATCTATGCTCGACTATTCCTGGCATTTCTGCAGAAGTTCGTTCGATATTGCCTTTAATCTTTACTTCAAGACGAGCTGTTAAAAGCTCGTCTTCAAAGTATTGTATTGCATTGGGAATTTTTGAAATGTCTCTAGATACTTCGGAATACCATCCCATATTATTCTTCGTCGTCCTCGTCGATGTCGGAATCTAAATCAAGATAGTAATTAATTGCATCATCTAGATGACCATCGACACCTAGCAAAGAATGAAAAGTTTCGTCCGAAACTCCATAATCTGCTAAGATGTCGACAAACTTTTCGGCAGCAATAGTTACAGTTTTTTTATCGGCGTATTCTTTAAATAACATCCAAATGTCTGCAATTTGTTCTTCGTTCATTAAATTATTCCTCGGTATGGGTTAGTTCTGCTTCTTTTTCAGCTTCGTCGATATTTACCAACGATATCTTTTTATTGGGCATATCTTCCATAACGCGATCTAATAAACTACCAGTCCAATTTTTACGATACTCGAGCATCACTTCGCCTTCGCTTGTAATGTATTGGTATCTATTACCTATCTTTTCTAGTAACCCATATTTTTCAAACAAATCGAACAATCCGCTATAAGGATCCATTCCTGTTTCATAAGGAATCTTAATTTGTACGCCTTCAAACGGTTTAGCATATCGAGTTTTCATAACTTTACATGCTGCTCGAATTCCGTGTACTTCGGACGTTTTGTTGCCGTCTTCGTCTTCTTTTAGTTTTAGCTTTTTAATAGCTACAACAATTGAAGATGCATAAATGAAACCAGAGCCACCACTAATCTTATCGTCTGGGTCAAACATATCTTGACTTGCGTAAGTGTGATTAGTTGCTACTAATCCAACATTGGCATTTCCAAACATGTTAACGCAGTTTGTAACAAGAGCTTTAAGTGCTTTTGCTTTACGACCCATGTCGCCTTTCATGTCGCCTGCATCAAACTGATTGATTTCTGTAGGCGTCATAAGCATGCCTAGAGAATCGATTACAAACAATACTTTAGGTCTGTCGGTTGCAGATAAATCTCGATAATCTTTCATGAACGTTGAAATTGTCTTTGCAACGTCGTCGATCATTGCCATGTTAAGTTTTAACAACTTTTCTTCGCTAGTATCTACACCGAGTGCTGTTAACCACGATTCGTCAAGCGCATTTTCAGAATCTACAAGTATAACATAGATACCTTGTTTTTGTGCGTCTTTTATAATATTGCCTGAACAAATATACGATTTGCCAGCGCCAGATTCGCCTGCAAATACTGACACTTTTCCTAATGGAACACCTTTATGAAAGTCTCCACTGATAAGATAATTTAATGCATAACTGCCAGTAGAAATCCAGTCAGTGGGATCATTAAACCCGGCACTCATGCCGGTTATAGATTTAGTTAAACTGTTTCTAAATTTAGTTGGGTCAAATGTTTTGCTAGCCATTAAGTATCTCTTTTAATGTTTACAGCATCGCGTATAAGTGCAATTAGCTCGTCTTCTGTTGAACAAAGAACTTTTGCAGTTGCCCATTCGTCTTCGTAATCTCTTCCAGTAGCATCAATCATAAATCCATTGTCATAAATGTTTACGTTGAATGACTCACCTATCTTGATAAGTTTGTCGCTGAGTTTTGTAATTTTAGCCATAATTATCTCCTGTGAAAAAAGTAGTAGGGGATTTCTCCCCTACTTTTTATTGATTTTGACGAGCGCGAATCATTGCAAGAATATCTTGTGCACCACCTGATGCTGGTGCAGACTCTTGCTTTGCTGCCGGTGCAGCAGGTTTAACAGGAACTTCGATGTCGTCATCTTCGTCGACAATTGCTGCTACTTTCTTGCTAGTAGTTGCTACAGGATCACCTGTTTTTGCCGATACACCTGCGGGTCTAAAATACTGACTCCAACGGTCTGCGTCATATGCTTCGCCATCGACACTTGCTTCAAACATTTCTGTTAGCACTTTAAGTTCAATTTCAGTTGGTTTCTTAGGCAAGAAATCTGAAAGATTAAACAATCCGTGAGTGTTAATTGCTTGCATTTCTGTGTCAGTTAGTGGTCTGCTTCTACGAGCCCAATTTGAAGCACCGTAATCTGCAAAGCCGCCCTTGCTGCCTTTGTTAAGTCTAAAATCAACTCCGGCGGTAAAGTCAGTTGGCAGCTCTTCCATGTCAGGATCCATTAGTGCTGCTTTAATAAGTTGGAAAATTTGTGGTCCGATAATAAATCTACGAATCGGATTTTCAGGAACAGTGTCCTCTTTCAACGGATTATCAGTAACAAAACCTTGGAAGATATAAGAACGCTTCTTCCAATACTTACGACCCATATCTTCTAGTGTTGGGTCTTTAAACCAACCGCGCACTTCGTTTAAAATTGGGCACGATTCACCATACATTTCCATGCACGGAACTTGTACTTGTACTGGACGCGAATCTGTTTCGCCTTTAATTCCAGCAAAAGGAAGCTTGATCATCAAGCGTTCTGCCCAAAAGAATGTATTGTCTGGATTACCGTCTGGTAAAAAACGAAAGGTCGTTGTTTGACCTTCTTGCATATTCCAAAATGGATATATTGCATTGTCGCCACCGCCAGTGCTGGCTCCCGACGAACGGGTTTCTTGTTCTTTAAGTTTTGCTCTAATTTCTGATAATGATGCCATAGTAAATGCCTCCTATAATAATGCCTATGTGCTTAATAATTTTTGTGCCTAGTATTGTGTAGCACATTTATAATACTACACAATATTATTTATCTGTCAATCAAAATATTTGATTATTTTCGGTAATAAAAAAATAAGCGTAGTGTTTCCACTACGCTTAAATTCAAACACCAGCTAGGTGTTTGATCATTTCTGTTTCTGGATGAGATGAACTTTGTATTTTTTCCATTTTATTTTTAGTTGATATAGCCTCAACTTTTTTAATAAATTCTACGGCAGGTTTAACATATTGATCGCCGTAATCTTTTTGCACCGCAGTTAAAACTGCTGTTTCGCCTTTTGGAAATTTTCCTGTTTCTCTGTCAAAGTATGATAAGATAAATTCTCCTAATGGAGTTTGTGATTTTTTCGGTGACATTGATAGCGGAGATGATACTGAGTCATTTGGGACTACAGAATCATCCTTCATCGCTGCTGGTTCATCAATGTATTGGAAATTTAATTGCTTTAATGTTTGGGAATCGCCTGCGTCAATATATGCGCCTAATCTTTTTAAGTGGTATGCTGCATCTTCGTCGCCTTGTTCAGCTGCTTGTTGTAATGCTTGTCCTAACGGTGAATTTACTGGACTAGTAGCTTTCATAGCCCCGTATCCTGTTAATCCTAAAAGAGCAAGCATTGCTAATTTTTTTCCTAAACCTTCATCAACAGACTCGTTTCTATTTGCGCCAACTGTTACTGCTGGTTTGTTAAATTTAAGTAAGTCACCTTTATCGTTTACAATGCTGTCAAACTGAAGAGAGTATACATAGTGGCCGTCGCTGTCTGTTTTTGGATTTCCAATAATATAACGACCGTTTGCGACCAAATCAGTTGCTTGCATTTTCTTTGCTGTAATTCTTAATGATGGCATAACGTTTCCGCCTGCTTTTCCTCTATTACCAGTTAAAGCAAACTTTTCGTCGCTTCTAAGCAGTTTTTCTACCCCGGCAAACTCACCAATATTAGCAATGACTAGTACTGGTCCTGTATCAATTTTTGCGTAGAATGCTTGTCCTTCGTCATATCCGAGCTCAAACAAATCTTGCGACAATTCTTGCATAAATTTTACATTGAAATCAAGTGTTGCGTCCGCTGTAACTTTCTTAGCACTTGATATTCTTGCATCTAATTTTTGTTTAATTAATTCCACAGCCTTTTGTGCTTTATTTGCGCCAGTTTTTACTCCTTCGACTTCACGAGCTGTTGCTGCGCTCACTGCTGTAGCTACATGCATGCCGTTTGCAATTTTGTCTTTGCTAACATAGATTATAAAGCCGTTGTAATTGTTGTCTGCTGCGGTCCAGTTTTTATCAGTACGATAACGGTCCTTTATTGCAGGAGCGATGCGTTCTGCAAATTGGTCTGTTGTAGCTTCGCCAACTTTTACGCAGTTGTCTACACGCTTGCCACCCTTCATTTTGGTGCCCATACGCTTGTAGCCTTTCCAGCATACCTTGCCGTCTACACCCTTTTGCTTTTCTTCGCTTAGTGTACGCCAGCTTGGATTGCCGCAATCTTCACATACATGATCGGAAAACTGGCCCATAACATCTTCGAATGCCTGTTCTATTTCAAACTCTTCTTTGGTTTTCTTTTCTGCTTTGCTATACTTGTCTTTTAAGCGGCCCAGTTCTTCTTGACTTGCGCCTTCACGACCTGCTTGTGCAGCTTTTTTCATATATTCTTTACCGTGCTTTTTAACACCTGTATAATATTGTAACCCTGATTCGTCTATTAGGTCGTCTGGGCCAAGGTCCTCGGCCTTTGTTGCTTCGCCTACTAATTTATAAATGTAAGGAAATACATCTTTTAATTCTTCATTAAACTGTTTAATAGTAAGTTGATCAATCCAGTTTTCTGCAACATCCTCCGGAACGTCCTCGACTACCGAAACAGTAAAGTTTGATACAGCTTCTTTATAAAAAGATTCTTTTTGTAAATGAATTATTTCTTTTTTAACTTCTTGTATGCGTGTGTTTACAGTGTCCATATAACTCGAAAGTGTTTCGGCCATTACTGTGCTACGACCCATGTATTTTTTAAATTTTTGTAATTTTGATGCTTCTTCAGACAATCCAGCAATGTACTTTCCGAAGTCATCATATGCGTTGCCGCCTTCGCTAACGTGTCTAGCCATAGCTCTTGCACCAGCTATATGTTTGAATGGATATTTGAATCTTTCGCCTTCTGGAGACTCTATATATATTGCTTTAATTTTTTGTGATCGACTTCCTGTCGATTCTACATTTATCGGTTGGCTGTGTTTAATTGCTAATCTAGCATTGCCAATTCGTTGGTAACTGGTTTTATTAGTACCGTACATTCTTGATTCAGCCATTGGTTCGTCTCCGGGTCGTGTTGCTGCTAAAAATTTATAATCTCTTTTATTCAAATTTGACTTATTAATATCTCTTACATCGAAGTTTAATAAACGTTTTTTTGCAAAGATTCTAAGCTCTTTTAAAAAACTATACCATTTGTCTTGTACATGCTCGGGTTGATTGCTAACAATATCTTTTCCAACAATAACAACTACTCCGTTGTTTTCATCAAGGCTAACACTAATTTTCTTTTCTTTTTCGTCAGAAAAAGCAAAATCAAAGTATCTTGCATTGTCAGGAATGTTTGTAACATTTCCTTCGCTGTCGCCGATTGTAATATTAGGAAATCTTCCTCTTATTTTATTAAATAAATCTTTTGCTATTACGTCGAGATTTTTCATGATATATTATTTATCAATAATTACTTGATATAAAGATAGGCATTGGCATTTCGTAGTCCTGTTCAGAATCAATTTGAGAGTAACTATTATAGATAGCTGGATCCCAATCTTTTATAATGTCTATCATTCTTAACGATAATAAGGTTGCACTGACCAAGTCGTCTGTGTATCCCTGTTTTGCAGCAAACGAACTGCTTGTAGCTACGAATGCCTTTAGTTCACTTAGTAGTGGTTTACTATTCACAACAAGTTGTTTATTTTCAACCATGGTTTTTAATCTAGCACATGTGGTTACTTTAGAACTGTGTGTAGTATTAAACCCTTTTCTAAACTTTCTAACGTGTCCTTTTCTAATCGGCTCAGATACAAACAACCCGGGTATATTTTCTTCTCCGAAGTCGTTTATTACTAATAATGCTGCTTCGCCAAGTCCGTTATTTTCTACTGACCAATATATGTTACTTCCACCAGTTTTACACTCGTCTGCTATATATTGACAAACATCTTTTAACACTCTAATTTGTCCAGGGACTGCTGTGGTATTATGTTGCCATTCTGCAACTTGTTCGTAGGTTGGTAATTCTATTACTTGTATAGCTGCGTAGTTTCCGCCTGTTCCCATTGCAGGATCTAATGCAATTGCATAATTGTATTTTGCACTTGGTTTTTTATACCATCTAGTTTGTCCCATATTAATAATAGGAGATTTTCCAGACAGTTCGGCTAATACTAGAGAACTAATCAATGTTTCGTCGTAGATTAAGAATTCGCAGCCATACTCACGTCGGAACTTTTCTTCTCCGATACGGCCAACTTCGTCTTTCATCCACTCTTCGTCGCGGTCAGGGTGTTCGTTCCAATGAGCTCTAAATGCATGAAACCCATTGGTGCCCAAGTCGCTTTCGTTACCAAATTCGTCAAATTTTTGTTCAGCTTGTTTCCATATTGTAGCAAATGTATCTTCGTCACTGTTCGGTGTACTAGTGATAATTGCTCGTCCACCTGTTGCAAGTGTAGGCGAAATACTAGTCCAAAACTCCTCTGCAATGTTGGGCTGCACGAATGCAAATTCGTCACAATATAGTAACGAAATACTCATACCACGACCTGTATTGCCTGTAGTTGTTTGGCTTACAATACGCGAACCGTTTTCAAATTCAATAAAGCCCTTTGCGTAGCCGGTTGCACCTGCACGAATATGATCAGGGCAAGTTTCATATACGTATCTTACACGTTGCATGATTTCTTGTGCGCCGGTGTACTTGTGTGCTGCAATAAGGATAGTTTGGTCAGGATGAAACATTGCATACCAGCAAAGATAAATTGCAGCACAGGTTGTTTTACCTGTTTGTCGAGGCATCATGTTAATGTTAAATCGATAGTTGTGATAACTGTGCAGTAATCTCAACTGATATTCGTAAGGCTCAAAAAGTAACTTACCTTTAACAGGGTGTTGAATATAAGCAAAGTGTTTTGCAAAGTGCAAATACCCTTCGTCCGGATCCATACATTTAAGTAGATCTTCAATTTGCTTTTCGGTATATGTTTCTTTTTGATTGGCTTTTTTAACTAATACGCCGTCTAAACTTTTTCCCATAAAATATTTAGCAATAAAAAAAGCGCCTCTCGGCGCTTTTTGTTACTTTTTAAATGGTGCTTTTTTCTTATCAGCAACAGCCTTTTTCATTGGCTCTTTTTTGTTGCCATCTTTGTCCATGTCAAGGAAGTCTGGTTTTGCTTTCTTTTCGTTTAATGCACGATAAAGACGATCTTTGATACTTTCTACAGCCATTGGGTTGTCACCTTTTGCTGCTGGTTTATACATTTTCTTTTGACGATTAATGCCACCTGAAAGATCTTTAGTCATGTACTTGTGATCTTGGTATTTTTCTTCAGGAGTGTTATCCCATTCTTCGGCTTCGTTTTCGTTACCGGATAACTTATCACCAATTGCGCCGCCGGCAATTGCACCAGGAATTCCCCCCATGGCGCCACCAAGTGCTGCGCCAGCAATACCGCCCATTGCTCCTTCAGCTTCTGGATTCATATCAATGATAGGACCAGATGATCCATGATCAATTGACATAAGTGCTTTTAAAATTTGCGCCATTTCTGAAGCATTCCCTGCACTAATGTTTAGCGAAGCTGGTCCAGATGATGGAGCAGCCATTCCCATTTCAGGAGGGCATTCAGTTAATGCCGATTCATTTAGCGATTTTTTACTTTCAATTTTGTCAAGTTTTTTCAAAATATCTAACATACTCATTTTTATTTTCCTACCACACTTTTTTTATTTTGTGGTTCCTCTTTAAATGTTTCAATCTTGAAACCACTGGAATTTTTATCACGTTCCTTACGTGCTATTTCTAGTTCTTTTAATAAATCCATTACACGTGAATTACCAACAGATTCTTGCGCACTTTCTCCACCCATGTCTTCTTTGGTTAATAGAGTTTCGTATGTAGCATCGTCTGCACTGTCTTGAATTTCTTCTAGAGGGCCGTTTGCATTTCTAACAACTATATGACTTCTAGGAAAATTACACACACTTCCTAAGTATTCGCGCAACACATTATCTGTAGTAGGATATATTAATTCTACTTCGAAATATGTTACTTCTAAATTTTCTAAGTTAGGAAAGTCTAACGGACGCTCTTGTATCGGAGTTCTTTTTCCTGCACTTAAATTAGAAACACCAAATTTTTCTAAATGAATCTGTAACTTTTCTTTAGTATCAGCTGGAATATCTCCAGCAATACCTATCTTAAAAGGATAAGTTTTTTTAGATTCGGTGATATACTCGTTAAGTTTTTTCATTGTCGGTAATCCTGTTATAACTTATTTATCTTTGTCTATGCCTTTGAGACGCTGTAATAAGCTATTTCTGTCTGTTACTACATAGCCTTCGCCTTCGGTAAAGTTCGAATCATTGGTTACATCTTTGTCTTGTTTTTCTTTTTTAAGCTGAAGATCAATCATTTTTAACTTTTTATCTATTTTAGCTATTTTTGCATCTAGGCTAGTTCTTAGCATGTTTCCTGCTACTTCAAAGACACGCCCAGAAAATCGTGCTTCTACACTCATGCCAAGATCCATTAAATCTTCATATGCACTCATGGCTTTGTCAGCAACTTCGTTTAATTCTCGATCTGCCATTTGACCTAGACCGTCAACTGCTGGAAGGGCCGCAGCAATTTTATCAAACTCTGCAATATCTCTAAATGCTTTTTTTTGTTCTGCTATTTCAATTTCTTGTTCTTTTTTTTCTTTATTTTTTTCTTGTTTTAATATTTCTTTTGCTTCGGGCAAATTAAATAAATCTTCTAATTTTTTATTCATAGGACTTTCCTTTTTATCTTGCTCTGCCGTTGTGAAAAATATCGTTTTCACTTACAACTCTAAACGTTACTCCGTTTTGAGAACACCACGCCCGTGCTGCTCCCCATTTTGCTTCATTTAAAACTGCATGTGCCCTATGTAGTTTATTGCGTTTTGCTTCAGCTAAACTAGTTTGACTTAACGGTTTAACTTCTATAACTTCAGCATGTTTTTGATTGTCTTTGTCAACGTATACTATAAAAAAATCAGGAACGTATACTGTATATTTTCCTGTAAACGGATTTTTATATGGAATTTTTATAGATTCAGAAGCCCATTTAACAACACTTGGATTTTCGTCACAGAATTTCATAAATGCAAATTCCCAGCTACTTCTGTATCTAGGAGAGCCAAGCCCTGCATACTTGTCTGTGTTTTTTACAGTAAATTTTCCTTGTGCCCATTTTGCCATTAGTAAACAATATTTCTTGCTTCGACTCTAGTTACGTTTGTTTGAGATCTGTAACCTAATTTGCTTATTTTAGATCTGTTAGAATTTAAAATTGCTGTAACAAGATTACTTAATTTTAGTTTGTCGTATCCTTTAAGAGTATCTAACAATTCAAGTACATTAACATTATCTATTTTTGCTTCTTGTAAAAGAACGGTACTAATACTTATTGCAGCGGATTCTTCAAACCCTCTATTTTTAAAAAATCCAACTACTGCGTCAACTTGATTACTAGGATAGGATATTTCTTTTTGAAAAAATCTATCAAAAAATAGTCTTGTGTTTTTATTACTATCTGTATTAGTATTAATATTCGTTGTTGAAGACATTTATTACCTTAAAAACTTTTTTGAGAAGCAACTGTTGTGTTGCTTACAGAACTTTGTGTTGGAAATTCAATATTTCCTAATTGATTAGTAGTAACAACTGTTTGCGGGGTAGCTACAGTTGCTGGTTTTGAAAGATTTTCTATAGTCGATAATGTTACCGCAGAATTTGTTTTTTTAACGTTACTAATTCTGCTATTAAAATTATTATTAATAAAAGGATTATTTAATGAACTTTTACCTAAGTCATAGTGTGCAGGTTCGCCAAAATCTGTTGGTGATACACCTAATACAATTGGGCCTTCAGCATATTGCACAGATTCAAAAGAAACTGATAGTCTATTTGTTGTAAGATCGCTTTCGCTATAATTCATATTATCGTGTTCAAACGACTCAATTAACGGATTTATTAATGTAAACGAAGTAAAAGTCGGAACAGTATTTTTAGGATGAAGTTGAAATATTTGTATACTTGTAAAAAAGTTATAAACTTTTCCCTGAGTATCGAGCCCGTATCTAAATGTCTGTATGTCTGGAGATCCGTATGCTGTATTCAATCCGCTAACTGTACGACGATATGCATTTTCTGTTATACTAGGTGATGATCCCGAAACTGTACTATATCTGCTATCTTGATAATAATAATTAAAATACGAGTTCCATAACTTGGTTGTTGCACCTTTATTATCATCGTGGAATTCAATGACCACCGGTTGATACTGTACAGTTGTATGTAAAACTTTTTTTCTGTTATACTGATTTAATGTTTCGGTTTGTGTTCTATATTTAGGTAAATCTATACTTTTAGCTAAAAGATTTATTTCACTTCTGTTTAACCCTGGGGTACTTACTGACGAATTTATATTAATTACAACATGAAATAAAAACTTAACTTTAGGAGCCAGCAACATATTATTTGCTCGATACAACTTGGCCGCATGGCCATAATCACCTAAATTGCCTTTTAAGCTACCGTACGAACTAAAATTATCATAATATCCATTAAACGCCATACAAATATTTATCTAATTTAAAAAACACTAGTATAAAGAAAAAAGGGAGAAATTAATCTCCCTTTTATTCGGCAATCCTATATTAAAATTTAAGCGCCAGCGCCTGTTGCGTTTGTACCTAACGAACGTCCTACGTTTGCGCCAAGACCGCGATCTGGTCCAGATCCTGATGCACCGTTAAATTGAACTGCGTTATCATACTGTATGTTAAGAGTAACAGTTACTGGTGCGCTAGTTTCATATGCAAGTGTATTATAATTTGCTTCGGTTACATAGCATCCGTATGCTTCCCAAGTTTCTAATACAGTCGGAGTGAAAGCGCCGTTGCCGCCGTCAAGAATTTCAATACGTGTTAAGAACTTATAATCCGATCCAGAAGCAGCACTTGCTTGTTCCATAAAGTCAAATTGCTTTTGTAGTTGCTCGCCAACAAGTTTTTGAACATTGTTGTTAACATCTTCTCTTAAGTTAAGTGTTATTGGGTTCCATGTATGCTTACCTGCTAAATTAACTTTTGAGTTATAAACATGCACTTCCATATTTTCGAAAGTTAAGTTAGGACGTGTTACGTCCACAACTTGTTTTGTTAATTCAGTAGTTGGAGTACTAACACCAAAGTTTTCAAGTGTTACACGAAAACGGTATTGTAGTTTAGGCATTAGCAAGCCTTGTGCTGATGCACTATCGTTGGTTGCTAACGGTACTGTTAGTTTTGTTAATGATGAGATTGCCATATATAATTAACTCCTTGTTACAAGTATTTATCAATTATGGGGACCTTTAAAAGATCCCCATAATTTTATAGACCTGCAATTTCCCCTGTGTTCTTTAAGCGCAACGGAATGTATATAAATTCTATTGCTTTAACTGGTTCTATAGCAATGTCAACATAAAGTTCATTTCTATCTATTCTTGCTGGAGTATTGTTTGTTTCGTCACATACAACAAGATAGTCGTATATAGCTCTTAATCCAATAAGTTCAACCATTAAGCTTTCAACTTGTTGTTTGATTTCGTCACGAGTGATTTTATCATTAGGTTCAAAGATGTATGGTTTTGCAAGTTTCTTAAGTTGACTGCGTAGATAAATTACCAATCTTGCAACGTTAATTCTGTCAAGCGCACTAGCATTTCTTGCACGAGTTTTTTGTCCAAATACAACTAGTCCAGCGCCATTTAAGAATGTTATTGGGTTAACATTTGCTTGATACAGTGTGTCTCTTTGTCCTTCATTAAGACTAATACTTACAAACTCTCCCTCTGAACTAATATATCCAACTGCTGATGCATTGGTTACGCCACCGCGGCGTGTACCTGCAGGTGCAAACCATGGATATGCAACTTGGTCATTAAGTGCAATTACACGCAATGCCATATGACTTGGAGGCACAACAATGTTATTACCTGCATTGTCGCTAGTATAACCAGCTGGGTAGTAAACTCCGAGATATTCGTCTCTGCTTACAAGTCCTAGATCGTTATCCTCAACAGCTAGTGCTATGTTATTAGCCCAGTTGTTTATGGATGTAGTGTTTGGTTGAAGTCTCATTGGACTATCTCCAACTACAAAAGCTGTTAGTCCTCTGTCGTAGTTTAGACTAATCATTTCTCCGATAAGTTCTGGATATCCTGGTGATGCAATCAAGTTAAAGATTCTTGATTCGTCATCGCGGATGTCTTCGTTGCTATTTACACTTGCTTGCAATGCTTGGACTACTACTTTACGTTGAGCATTACGTCCAAAGGAACCAGAACCATCAACGTTATTTGCTGATTCAGTAACCCAGCGATGTGGATAATAGTTAGTCATTGCTTCGTCGTTGTATCTAGTATTGGTGCCTTCGATGTCGACATAGTTTCTTTCAAAACGTTTTACGTTAAATCCGCTACGACGCAAGTTCCAAAGCAACATGCCTTTTGGATACAATGCAGGATCTGGTGCGTCAGCATCTAGATAGTTGCTTTCAAGCAAGTCAGCGATGTCAGCGGCAGTTTCACTGCTTCCAGCAGTGCTCCAACGAGCATCGGCAAACAAGATACCGTTTTCAGTGGTCTGGTCAGTTTTGTCAACAAGTGCCCACTTTCCAGTTATAGCATTATAACGATAGACAGAAGGATAGTTTTCTATATCGGCTGTAGAAATCCACAAGTCGTTAGTTACAAGAGCACTACCGTCTGACTGTTCAGTTGGTTCTGTTGCTGCAACAATTGGACCATTTGGGTCTGTGTTAGGGAATGCAGTTGCGTTGTCTCTGTAGCCAACCCAAGTTGTTCCGTTATGATATCCCATATCAACTTCGTCAACAACACTACTGTACCACAATGCATCTTGTGCAGGTGTAGTGGTTGGTTCTGTAGTTTGTGCAGTATAAGTTAACACTTTCCATAGTGTAGCTATAAATTCCTTAGGACTAGTGCTTACATCAGTTCCTGGAGTATAGTAGAAATTAGTAGTACTTGTAGGATCAGTTGAAACAAACGGTGTAAAGATATTGTCTAAAACTCCACTGGTATCAACAAAACGAATATCGCCGCCGGTTGTGTGCGAAATTACAACTCTATTTTGTGAGTTGACGCTTGCATTAACATGTGTATAACCCTTTGCATTGATTGCATTGGCAAGAACATCTGCATCGCTAGTAGCACCTGTTGCAACAAATGAAACAGTCATTGTTGTAGTAGTTGATTCGCCTGCAAGTGTTTCTGTTAAACTAAATGAATGTGTTCCTGCAGGGAATGACGATGCAGTTACTTTTGCACTAGTTATTGTAGTTGCGCCAGAAGAATTTCTTCTATACAATTTAAATGTTGCAAGCTTGTCGGCATCTTCAGCAACATTGCTTTGAATATATAGTTGACCTTCTACTAAGTTTGCACCACCGCCTGTACTATCTAACCCGTAAATAGCTGCGGTATTAGTTGCATATATCGAAGCAGGTATTGTAGTCCAAGATGCAGTATCTGAACTGTAACGCTTGATGCTCCAGTTTGCACCTAAGTTAGGTGTAGTAGTCTTTGCCCATAGTGAACCAGTTGGTCGTGGATTTGTGTCAGTTGTTTTAAATTCTGGAACACTAGTATGTGGAGCAATTTCAAGCTTTGGTGCATAATAATCGCCTTGAGATATTCCTAGTAGTGTAAATGTAGCATCGTCGCCGTACATTTCAACTACATCGCCGGAAGCGCCTGAATAAAATATTGCAAGACGGCTGTTTACAACGCTAGCAGTAATACCTGCTGTTACCAATGCAGTGTTAGCGTTAATAACAGATGCTAACGACGATGCTGTTGTACCTACTGTAGTTACATTGTACTGGTTACCAGTACTATCGCTAGTTAAACTAAATGTAATAGTTCTGCCTGCAATTAATGTAGGATTGGCATTTGAGCCAGTAACAATAGCATGACTAGCTTTCCATTCTGGAGTTCCAACTTTAACCCAAGTTCCAACTCTATTTTTATACCATAGAGTGTTAACGTCAGTAACTGCAACTATAGCATAATCTCCGATTGCGCCAACACTACCTTTTGGAGTATAGTCTTCGCCTGAATAATCAACTACTTTTGTAGTATCGGTTATTACCATCGGTACTTTATTTAAAAAGCTTTGTCCGTTTGTTGTAGTAATTGCAGCACCGTTCCACTCGAACACACCGTAGAAAGAAGCATCTGTATCAAACCAATAAGATCCGTTAGTTGGATCGCCTGTAACTGGTGTATTACTTGCAGTTATAGAATTTAGATCAACATCTGCTCTAACAATGTATGCTCTGTTTGCAACACCTAGGTAAGAATAAGCAGCTTGTAATCCGTATTCATTTTGTTCGCCGCCGTGAATAGGATTGTTATTTGCGTCAGTGTAAAATAACGGGTCGCCAAATGTTTCTGAAAGTTCTCTTTGAGAAGAAATAAGATAAACTTTTCCTGCGTTTGATTTTAATGTACCGGGTGCAATACCAGTGTTGCCCGGATTTGTTTTATTCTCTTTTGTTGCTACAAAAATAAGAGGTACAGTACCAGGTTCGGCAGGAGTATAGAAACTCTCGTCGATTACGCTAACCTGTACGCCCGGTGATACTAATGCCATTGTGTGTTTTCTCCTTGTGGATTTCGTTGCTATTATTATTTAGCAAAACCACCGGAAAAAACCGTATTTTAGCAGATAAACTGCTAGTTTAATTTTAATTTAATATATTAGTTATAAGTTGTTTAGTATTAAAAACTAAATCATCTATTGATCCATTGTTATCAATAGTAAAATCTGCCATCCAATGCTCTAAGCTCATACTATCTTTAGATTCTAGCGGTAAACAATCGCTGCGGTCAACCCAAATAGCAAGATCGAACACTTGTGTATTCTTCATAGCAAAAAATTCACGTTTATTTCGAAGGCCACAATAAATGTCGTGTGCCTTAAAAATTTCTCGTCCTAGTTTAGCTGCATCAGGAACATTATAATTGCAGATAGCATCATACCATTCTGCTCTGTGATTGTGTCTATCAGCATAACACTCTTCTTCATTAGAATATCCATACTTGTCTTTAAGATTATTATAGATGAACAATTTACTACAAAATTTGCTACTGCTTTCAAAACTAAAACCGTAAGTATCTCTTAAAATTTCGCAGACAGTATCTTTTCCGTGTCTTCCATGACCAATAATTAATAGTTTTGGAAGTAAATTCATTGCATTGACCTTTTTAAAGTTTATAACATTAATTTAAAAACTTGTCAACCAGACGTTATCAGGACCTATTAAATACTTAAAACCGCAATCAACTACAGCAT